ATTGTTTCTGTTGGCTCGGTCGACCTATTGTACCTGGCCGACAACGGCGTGCGCTCCGTCCGCGCCCGCGAGAGCACTGACACGGCCTACGCCAACGACATTGGCTCGGCTATTGATAGCATCATCATCGAGCAAATGGCCGCATCTGGAAACGACAAGTTTGTCGCCAAGGCGGTCATCGAGCCTGTCGACGGTCGCTACATGCTTTCCATCGGCAGCAAGATTTACGTCCTTTCTAGCTTCTCTGGCAGCAACATCTCGGCTTGGTCTGTCTACGAGCCGGGCTTCAAGGTTATCGAGATGGTCGTTAAAGACGACAAGGTATACCTCCGCGACGACGCCAACAAGATCTACGTCTACGGCGGCTCCAACGGAACGACCTATGACAGCTCTGAGGTAGTGGTCGAGTTGCCCTACCTGGACGCCAACAAGCCGGCCACTTACAAGGAGGCCAAGGGTATCGACGCTACTATCCAAGGAACCTGGCAGATCAGCATGGGCTTTGACCATACCAACCCGAACGCGCGCGACGTCATCGCCACCCCGACCCAGCCCACCTTTGCCCTCGGTAAGATTACGGCCACCGGCTTCGGTACTCACTTTGGCCTTCGCATGGTCAACGCAGCGGCCGGCTACGCACGCCTTGCCAACATCATCGTCCATTACGACGAGATGCACTCCAAGCATGACGCAGGCTAAGACTTATGTGCACACCAGTACAAAAAACATGGGCTAATCCAACAGGAAAAGCTTTGTTTAAAGCCAGTCAACTTGAAGGTTATTCAATACCGTCAGGTGCTTATTTTAATATGGCAAATGGCACCTACTCCAACAACGGACGCAACAGGTTTGAGCGTAATCAACCCGCTCCGGCAGCCACTAATACTTTAGCAAGCCAAGCCACGGCATCCACACCCGCACCGCAGGCTTCCACCGCTGAACAAAAAAACGGCGCCCAGTTGTCATATCCATTTGGAACTACGCCTACCCCGCTGGTTAATTCGTTTATCGGCAACAACGCCCCGGCTGGCCAGTCCAACAAATCAGGCTACCGCGTAGTCGGATGAAGCTGGCCAAGCTAAACGAGGCAGACCTTCTTTATGTCGCCGACAACATGCGAGCGCTCGACGCTGATGAAATCTTCGCAACCCGATGGGCAGATGACCGTGCCGACCTTGTCTCTGCTATTTTGGCAGGCGGCGAGTTCGGCTGGATTGCTGGTGATGGTGGACTACCCATAGCCGCCTTCGGGGCGGTACCGTCCTGGAACGGGGTCTGGCAGGTCTGGATGTTCGCCACGGACGACTGGCCCAAGGTGTCTTACGGCGTAACCAAGTTCATCAAGAAGATCATGATTCCAGCCCTTGAGGTCGCTGGATGCCACCGTGCCGAGTGTCGGTCGATGGACACCCATACCGTAGCCCATAAGTGGCTCAAAGCCCTTGGGGCCGACAAGGAGTCGGAAATGAAGCACTACGGCAGAGACGGCCAAACCTTCTATCTTTACTGCTGGACGAGACCGATTACCCAGCCACACTCACCTAAAACCAAATAACTACTATGTGCACCGGAGGAGGAGGAGGAGATGGCGGAGCCGGACAGGCTCGCGCTGATGAAGCCGCAAGGCAGGCCCGCATCAAGCAGGGTACTGCCGATGTGGACAAGAGCTTCGGTGGCTTCAATGATGCCTTTTTCAGCGACCGCGCCAAGGCTTACACCAACTACGCTAACCCGCAGCTCGCCGATCAGTATGCCCGCACTCAGCAGAACCTGACCTATAACCTTGCTCGCCAGGGCCTCACGGCCTCCAGCGAGGCCTCGCGTAACGCCGGCGAACTCCAGCGTCAATACAACGACAACCGCGCCCAGATTGCCGCCAAGGGCCTCGATGCCGCTAATGAAGCTCGCCAGAACGTCGAGCAGAACCGCTCGGAACTCCTTGCCCAACTGAACGCCACCAGCGACCCTGCGGCCGCTTCGGCCAGCGCGGTCAATCGTGCCAGCATCTTGGCCCAACAGCAGTCCTTTTCCCCACTTGGCCAGTTGTTCGCCAACACCACCGGCCTGCTTGGCAACGCCGCCAACGCAGGGTACTACGACCGCAACGCTCCTGGTCTGACTCCCTACAAGCAGATCTTCGGCGGCGGCAAAGAAAAGATTGTTCGATAAACCATGTGTGACCCCGTATCACTTGCCGTAACATCCCTCGTCGCAACCGGGGCTGGTACCGCCATGCAGGCCGCTGGTGCGTCTAAGTCCCGCAAGGCCATGAACGCTGCGGCCAATGCCGAACGCCTCCGCCAGCGCGGCTACCAGCAGGAAGCAGACTCCCTCTTTGCCGAGTCCCTCTCCAAGCAGGGCGCCGAACAGCAGGTAAAGGGCATCTCTGATGCCGAGGCCGCTCGCCTTGCCACCACTCAGGGCGCCCAGCAAGCCGCTCCGGTCGTCAGCGTACCCACCCAAGGCGCTACGCCTACGGTCGTCGCCGATGAGACAGCCGCCCGCGTAGGCACAGGCAACGCTCAGGCCGCGCAAGACGCCGCCACCCGTGCTGCCCTTGCATCCTTTGGTGACGTTCAACTTGGCAACGCCCTGATGAACACCCGCTACGGCCAGCAGCAGGGCCAGATTGGCCGCAATATGCAGGGCTCGGCTGGCGTGCTCGGCCTCGAAATGGATGCCGCATCTCGCAAGGGCGATAGCCTAAATACCTTTGGTTCACTTCTCAACGCCGGCGGTCAGCTTGCTGGCCTCGGCGCTGGAATGGGTTGGGGTGCCGCTGCTCCAGCTACTTCGGCCGCTACCACGGCCAACAGCATCACGCAGTCTAGCATCCTGCCGACGACTACCGGCGTCAGCACTTACGGCGTAGACCCTAACTGGTTCTCTCTTAAAAACCCTAATAACTGGATCTACAAGCGCGGAGTCCAGCGCGTAGGTTTCTAATTCTATGGCTGACAATTCTTGGATCGCACCAGCAACAAAGAACCTGGCTAACTTGTTTGGGCTCAACCCCGAAGCTGCGGCCAAGGGCCGTGCCATGCAGTCCGAGCAGGAATACAACGCTGCCCGCACCGCCAACACTCAGGCCGACACCGGATTGTCCCCGTATCGCCAGCGCCTCCTTGAAGCCCAGGCTCAGACTCAGGCCGCCCAGGCTGGAAAGTTTGGCGCGGACACCCGCTTCCGCGACACCGAGACCGGAGGTCTTGCAGAACAGCAGAGACAGTTGAAAATTGCCCAGCAGTTTATCAACGACAACTTTACGATGGACGCCTCTGGCCGTCCTGTGCCTAAGCCCGGAACGCTTGGCCAAACGATGGCAGCGGTAATCGGAGCCGGCGGAATCCAGAATGTTTCAAAGTCGCCCCAGGTCATCGGTCAGTTTGGCTTGATTGCGGCTCCTTCAAGCCGCGAGGCAAACCTCGCCGCCGGAGGCCCTAACGCTACGGCCGCCGCAAAGCCTACCTTTGCTGGCACAAACGAGCAGGCTCAGGCCATTATCGCACAACAGCAGGGCGCCGATCAGGCAAGGGATATTGCGGTCCAACAGGAACGCAACAAGGGTTCGCTCGCCGAAGCCTTCCAGAAAGCAGGACTACCTGGCGCCGCAAATGCGCAGGCCAACGTAGACCAGATTGAGCTCAACCGCCAGTCCGATGCCATTAAGGCCGGCGCTGAGTGGGTCATGAAGGTTCCGATCCAAGGTGGCTTCCTCGACGAAGGACAAGCTTATCAGCTATCTCAGGCAGCGCGTGCGGCCAACCCGTCTCTGAACCCGCAGGACGCCATCACTAAGTTTATCAGGGACAACCCTGGCATGATGAAGCAGAACTGGGAGATGTTCGGGAAGAACAAGGTAGACATCCAAGGCGGCATCCCCGCCACCGTACCCGCTGCTCCGGCCGTTCGTGCTCCCGTTGCTCCTGCCGCTCAAGCACAGCCGGCCGCTCCAGCTGTTCGGGCCTCTGTTGCTGACAGCTTCAAGGGCGCTCCGCATATGTCTATGCAATCTGCCAGTCCC